GGGATCAGCGGGGCGAGGGTGACCATCGCGTCGTCGACGTCCAGCCACTGGCCTGCCAGCCACACCGACCATCCGGTGGCGCCGCTCACATCGGAGACACGCACGACCCCCCAGGCCGCGCCCGTCGGGGCGGTGGCGGAGACGGTCAGCCGGGTCCAGCCCACAGTGTCGGTGACGTTCAGGATGGCTCCGGTCGCGGTGGCGCCCACCTGCACGGCGCTGGAGTTCATCCAGATGACCTCGGCACGCAGGGCCTGGCCGCGGGATGGCCGCACGTAGACGGACGCCACGTAGGCGCCGCCCGCAGTGACGGCCGCGCCGCTGGCGGCCGCGTTGATCTGCCGGACGACGTACTGGCCCCCGTTGGTGGCGTCGGCCTTGATGATCATCCGCATCCCGTAGGTGCCGGACCGGCCGCCGGTGATCCGCTGGAGCACGGTCGTCCCGGCCGCGCCGGTGCACTCCCAGCCCGCCACGCCGGGCGCCTTGGCCTGACTGGTGGAGTTGTTCGCCGTGCCCGTCCAGGAGAACGTGACGTCCCCCTTGGCGGGCGAGGACCCGTCGAAGTAGTCGCCGGGGCTGGTGTTCGGGTTGGGCTGGACGGCGGTGACCCAGTTCGACCAGGGCGAGGTGTACCCGCCGATGACGGCGTTCGCCCGCCACTGGTAGGTGGCGCCCGGGGTCAGCCCGGACGCCGTGAACTGGGTGGTTGTGGTGTTGCCGTCGACGACGGCGCCGGAAGTCGGCAGGGTCTGCTGGTACTGCACGTTGTACTGGGTGACGCCGGACACGCCGCCAGGGGGTGTCATCGTCGCGGTCGCCTGCGTGCCCCACACCGCCGGGGCCACCGTGATCCCCGGAGGGTCCGACGGCAGGGTGGTGAACGACGTCACGCCCGAGCCGGGGCCATACCCGTCGGCGTTGTGCGCGTACGTCTTGAAGTAGTACGTGGTGCCGGGGTTCAGCCCCGCGACCACGGCGGAGTACGTGGAGGGGCCGAAGACGGTATCCACGTAGCCCGCCGCGTCCGGGTTCGGGTTGGTGTGGCGGCGGAGCAGGTACTGGTCGATGTCCGCGCGCCCGCGGGACGCCGCCGTCCAGCCGACGGTGACACCGGTCGGCGTCCCCGCCGAGAACGTCGGCGCGCCGGGCGCGCCGGGCGCCTGCCCGAGCCGCGGCGCGGACCCACTCACCCCGCACGAACCGGACCCGATCGACGAGTGGTTCGTGGAGATGTTGCCGGTGACGCCCCAGTTCAGGTTGCCGTTGCCGTCGTGACCCCACGTCCAGTACGCGCTGTACAGCAGGATGTCGCCGGTGCCGGGCTGAGGGATCGTGAACGTGCCGCTGGCCGACGCCGAGCCGGTCACCGACCAGGACTGCGTGTTGTTCGTCCACGACCCGTACCCGTTGCCGTGGTAGATCAGTTGCACCAGGTAGGTGGACTGGTTCGCGGCGCCGTTCTGCGACGACAGCGACACGTTGATCGTCATCGTCTGCGGGCCGGACCCGCTCAGTGCACAGTCAGCCATCGCACACCTCCTAGGGGACCGTCACGGCGACGGCGTCGCAGTAGCCGCGGACGACGTTGCCTGCGGCCCACGAGTTGACGGAGAAGATCGCGATGACCCGGACGCTGTTCGCCCCGGCCGGGCGGGCGACGGACTTCAGGGAGATGGCGCCGCCGTTGGCCGGGGCGGACCCGAGCGGCGTGGTGGTGAGGGTGGCGCCGGTGCCGTCGGTGGACGCGTACCAGTAGGCGTTCATGTTGACGGTGCCGAGGCTCGGCGTGCCGGTCACAGCCAGCGCCGCGCCCCAGACGTTGAACGAGAGCCGGGACCCGGCGGGCAGGGCGCTGATGTTCACGGCGGGGGCCTGCGCGGCGAACCAGCCCAGGGCGGCCGAGGCGCCCGTCGCGGTGAACACGCACCGGTAGGACGCCGTGCCGACGGCGGCCAGTTCCCCGGTGATCCGGCCCGCGGTTACCTGCGCGGCGGTGATGAGGGTGCCGTCGGTGCTGGATGACCAGCCCGTGGCATCCGTCTCCAAACTGGGGTTAGGTGCGTAGTTGGTGGCGGTGACGACCGTGCCGGAGGACAGTTCCGCCGACGGGTACGGGGCCAGGTTGTACGGGATGTCCTGGACGATCACCGGTGTCGTCGGCGGCAGGCCGATGTCGGTGGTCACCCCGTACACCCAGGGACGCTCGGCGCCGAAGATCATCTCCACCTCGAACGCCCAGAACTCACCCACGTTGTACGTGGCGCCGAGGATCGGACCGGAGACTGCCTTCGCCCCGTGCAGGTACCGGATGTACGGGTTGACGAGGGTGGCGTACTCGTCGTCGGTCTGCGGGCGGGAGGTGGCCGTGCGGGTGCTCCAGGTCGAGGTCGAGGCGCCCGCCGCGCCGGTCCAGGCGTACAGGTCGAAGTTGTCGCCCACGGTGTCGCCGTCGAAGTAGGCCTGCGCGGCGGAGCCCTTGACGAGGATCGCGTTGTCCACGTAGAAGGTGACCGCCTGCGCCGTCTTGGTGCGCACGAGCACTTGGAGCGAAGTCGCCCCGGCCTGGCCTGTGATGGGGTTTGTCGGCACGTACTGCCAGTCGCCCGTGCCGGTGAACTGCACCTGCGACGAGTCCAGCGCCGAGCCGCCCTGCGAGCGGGTCACGGCGTACAGCGCCGTGCCCACCGGCGCCTTGACCCAGATGCCCGCCGCATAGGTGTTGGCGAGCATGCCGGACACGTTCTCGGCGTAGGACACGCCCTCGCCCGCCACGGCGCCCGGCGTCACCACTTGCACGCTCGCCGTGCCGAGGTGCGCCTCGGTGGTCACCCGCGAGGTCGTGGCCGAGGACACACCCGCCCAGTTGGTGGCGTTCGCCTCGGCGGAGGGGTTGGTGGCGAGGTTCGTGGCCTGCACGGTCCACCCGCTGTACACCGGCACCGTGCCGCGCGGCGGCGGGCAGTCGGCGAACCAGGCGACGTCGGTCAGCCCGCACTCGGTGCCGTGTTGACCGCAGGTGTTCTCGTCGACGGCGGAGGTCAGCCACGCCTGCCCGTACTCGACACCCATCCGGGACGCGCCCATCAGCACGCCCCGCACCCGCAGGGTCTTGATCGCCTTCCGCGCCCGGCCGAGCACCCCGCCGTCGCCGACGGATTCGACCCGGTTCACGGTGCGGGTGGAGTCCATCACCTCGGTGATCGCGTACGCGAAAAACCCGAAGAAGTCGGTGGACTGCGGGATCGCGGAGTCGTACCAGGGCGCGGAGGTGATGGACGGCCAGTCGTACCCGTCCAGGTCGCCCAGCGCGTCCTGCATGGTGGCGCACACGTCGCCGCGGAGCCAGTACATCGGGCACGGCTGGGCGGACTCGGCGATCCCCCGGGTGCGGGTGTTGTTGACGATTTCGTTGCCGCCGATGGACAGCCAACCCTCGTAGACGCTCATGCGGCCATCGCCACCTTCTCGGCCAGCCGGTTGGCCGTCTCGATCGCGGCCTTGTACGGGTCATCGGCGATGACCTGCACCGCACCGGGCGCGATGGTCACCTGGCTGGAGTTGGTCGTCGGGCCTGCCGTCGTCGACGTCGTCCCGACGGGGATGCTGTTCGGGCTGGTGGTGGTGCCGCCGATGTTCGCCGTGAACGTCCCTGGGATAACCCCACTTAGCGTCTTGGAGACGTCCTTGGCCATGGACTTCACGCCGTCGATGTAGCCCTGCATGGTGTCGTCGCCGTACGACGCGAACAACTTGGACGGGGAGGCGATGCCGAGGAAGTTCTTGAACGCGTTCACGGCACCCTTGGCCACGCCGATGATCGCGGAGACGACCTGCCCGGCGGCCGAGGCGACGCCGCGGGCGAGCCCGGCGACCAGTTGCACCCCGGCGGAGATGAGTTGCGGGATCATGCCGATGATCGCGGACACCAGTTGCGGGAGCATCTGGACCAGCGCCATCACGATCTGCGGGGTGGCGATGACCAGCGCCTTAACCAGGGATAGGAACAGTTGGATCGCGGCGGGGATCAGCACCGGGATCATGCCGATGAGGGCGCTGGTCAGTTTCGGGAGGATGCCGACGAGGGCGGTGATGATGGTCGGCAGGGCCTGCACCAGGCCGGTCACCAGGGAGAGGAACATCTGGATCGACGTGGTGATCAGATTCGGGATCATCGCGAGGAGCGTTTCGATCAGCTTCGGCAGGATGTCGACGACGGCCACGACGATCTGCGGCAGGGCGGTCGCGACGGCCTCCACCAGGGACAGGAACATCTGAATCCCGGCGACGATCAGTTCCGGGATCGCGGTCACCAGTGCGTCGACGATTTGCGGGATCAGGTCCAGGACGGCGGTGATGATGGCCGGGATCGCGGTCGTCAGCCCGGTGATGAGCCCCTGGAAGAGTTGGATCGCGGCCTGCGCGAGCATCGGCACCGCCTGGACCAGGGCGGCGATCAGCAGGGGGATGAGGGTGACGACCGCCTGGAGCAGTTGCGGGATGATGACCCCGAGCGCCTGCACCAGCCCGAGGAACAGGGACACCCCGGCCTGGATGATCATCGGCAGGGCGGAGGCGAGGGCGGACACCAGTTGCGGGATGATGCCGATCAGGGCGGAGATGAGTCCGGGCAGGACCTGGACCACGGCGGTGATCAGGCCGGTGAGCAGGGTGGTGAACGCGTAGATCAGCCGGGGTGCGGCCTGGGCGAGCCCGTCGACGATCTGCGGGATCATGCCGACCAGGGCGGTGATGATGCCCTGGATCGCGGTGGTGGCGACGGAGAGCAGTTGGGTGATCAGCCCGGGGAGCATCGCGGCGAGCAGGCTCACCAGGGTGGTGAGCATGTTGGCGAGCCCGGTCACCAGCACCGGGATGTTGGCGGCGAGGTTCTGCACCAGGGTGGGGATGAGGGTGCCGATGACACTGGTCAGCAGTCCGCTAACCGTGGTTAGCAGGCTGGACACCATGCCCGGCAGGCCCTGTACCAGGGAGGTGATCCCGGCGGCGAACGTGTCCGGCTTGATCGCGGCCAGCGCCGCGGCGAACCCGACGATGCCCAGGGTCAGCGGGGAGAACACGCTCACCAGCGGGGTGAGGGCTTCTCCGATCAGCGGCAGGTGGGATACCAGCGGGATGAGCGTGGCCGACAGGCCCACGAGGAGCGGGGTGATTCCGGCCAGCCCGCTGGTGACCCCGTCCAGGTGGACGCCGTCGATCGCCTTGCCGAGGGCGTCGAACATGCCCGTGATGGCGGGGGTGACCTGGGTGACCAGGGGGGTGACGGCGGCCGTGATCTTGTCGATGAAGGTGATCAGCGAGGGCATCAGTTTCTTGATGCCGTCGAACACGGGGCCGTCGATCACGGCACCCAGCCGGGCCAGTGCCGCCCCGGTGTTCTCCATCAGGCCCTTGAAGGACCCGCCCGCGGCCACCGCGGCGGGGCCGATGGCGCCGGTGAGTGCGTCCTGGAACTGCTGGAACGAGATTTTGCCCTGGGAGGCCATTTTCTTGGCTTCCTCGGAGGTGACCCCGAGGGCCTTGGCGACCATCTGCGTGGCCGGGATGCCGCGTTGCTCCAGCCGCTGGAGGGCGTCGTTCGTGACGTGACCGGCGGCCGCGACGTCGCCCATGATGTCGCCGATGTCGGCGAACGAGGTGCCCGCGAGGGTGGCCGCGGACGCCATGTTCTTCAGCGCCTGCTCCAGTTGGGCGCCGGGCTTGACTCCGGCGGCGAGCAGGCCGGGGACGGTGGAGACGGCCTCGTCCAGTCCGAACGCGGTGTTGCGGACGGAGTTCAGGGCGTTCGTCATGACGTCCTGGAGGGCCTGCCCGGTCACGCCCAGGCCGGTCAGTTTCGCCTTGGCCTGGTCGATGGACTCCAGCCGTCCGAAGCCCTTGACCAGGGAGGCGGAGAGGATGCCGCCGATGCCGACGGCGGCCGTGGCGGCGGCCAGCTTCAGGCTGGTGGAGATGGCGGCGCCGAGTTTGGAGCCGGTCTTCTGCGCGGCCGGTTCCGCTTTCTTCCCGGCGGATTGGACGGCGTCCGCGACCCCGGCGGCGAACGGGGTGGCGTCGGCCTCCACGCCGACGCTGGCGGTACCGATCTGGTTGCCTGCCACGCGTCGCCTCCCCCCATGAGGCGGGGCGGAGGGGTAGGTGGTCGACGGCCCGTCATCGAATAGGGTATACCCCTAGATGTCGGAGGCCTAGGGTAAGGTGGCCCGCATCCCTATGCCTGGGGATAGACGACCCCGGACCGCCTCACACTCCCCCGAGTACCGGCCGCCGGGGTCGTCGCCTGTCAGCCCTTGACCATCGCCTTCACGGCCGAGAACGCCCGAGACTCGTTCTCCGCCGACCACGGGCTGTTCGCCGGGATCGGCGCGGCCGACTTTGGCGGTGGCACCCACAGCTTGGCGCGCATCTTCTCGACCTCTTTCGGGTCGGCGTTGCGGCACATCATGTACCAGACGAAGTTGCAGAACCGGTCCAGGGTGAGGTCCCACAGGTAGGGCATGTTCTGCGCGGCCGCGTAGCCGTCAAGCGTGTCCCAGTTATCGACCGCGGTCAGGACCAGACGCACGGTCACGTAGTAGGGTTTGGCGTCGCCGCCTCGGCCAACTGGGTGATCAGGTCGACGATCTGCGGGATGTCGACGTCGTCCTCGGGGTCCATCAGGCGGCCCCACACCTTGCCGCCCTGCTTGTCGCCGAACGTGGTGTCGATCCAGTCGCGCAGGCCGTCCATCACGGCCTGGGTGTTCTCCCCCGCCCCCAGCAGGCGGTCGGCCATCGCCAGGCCGATGGACGCCTTCGGTGACTCGATGAGGTATTCCTTGCCCGCCAGGTCGACCGTGATCTGGTCGCGGATGCGGGGGGCTACGGTGATGCGCTTTGTCGTGGGCACGATGGTTCCTTTCTGAACCGGGGTTAGGGCAGGTAGTCCTTCGGGGTGAGGGCCTTCAGCGCGTTGCGCATGAACTGGCCCGGGCGCACGCCGCGGACGAACTTGGCGAACACCCACGGTCCGCGGCCGCGGACCTGGAACGCGAGCATCTTGCGGTGCCGCGGGCCGTGCGCACGGGTGCCGAACTCCTGGTAGGCGGTGTACGGGGCGGTGGAGGCGACGGTGTACGCCTTGACCAGCGCCAGGGACGCCTCGTCCTTGCGGACCCGGATGCTGTTTTTCATCAGCCCCGTGTTGGTGCGGCCGAGGGCGTTGATGTTCGCCACGGCGCGGGAGCGGGTTCTCTGCGCGGCGCGGTAGGCGGCCTGGTCGGCCTGCGGGCCGACGACGCGGACCACGGCGGCCTGGTTGATGCTGACCTTAACCGTCATTAGGGTGTCACCTCGTCGGGGCAGGCGCAGGCGTTGACCCGCACCGTGAACGCCACCTCTGAGCCCGCGCATCCCCCGAGCGGCCCCAGCGGGGTCAGCCCGGCGACGGAGCGCGTGGACGGGGCGCAGGTGACCGCCTGGAGCAGGGTGGACGCGTCGTCGGCGAACCGTTTCCCGTCGGCGGTGATCTGGGTGGCGGTGGGCGCCTTGCCGCGGTCGTCGACGGTGGCCACGCACCGCAGGACGCCGACGGCCAGTTGGATGTCCCACCACTGGATGCCGCACGGGATGCCGCGGGCGAGGATCGGCCCCTGCACCGGGGCGACGGTGATCACCCGGGACCAGGCCTGCCCGTCGCAGTCGCAGTTGTCCCAGGCGACCTCGCCGCCCGGCTGAACGAAAACTAACCCTGGTTTGGGGTCCAGCGCGTCGACGGCGATCTGAAGGTACTGCTCCAGCCACGCGTTCAGGTCGATGGTGTCCGCCATCAGACGCGCCGGATCGTGTCGATGGACTTCACGGACGCGTAGGTGCGGGGCGTGGCGGTGATGGAGG